AGTTCTTTGCGGTTAACCAGTTGCAACTAGACCCCGCTACGATGCAAATGGTTATGACAAATCAACTTGGTGCGCTTGATGTTGATATTATTCTTGATGAAGGTCCGGACGTCATCAATATGCAGCAAGATGCTTACGATACGATATCCATCATGGCGCAAAAGGGCCAGCAAGTACCGCCGCAACTCGTTATCGAGCTATCGCCCTTGGCAGGTAGCGTCAAGAAAAAGGCGCTTGACATCATCGAGCAAGCACAGCAACAGGCAGCGCAGCCGAACCCGGTTGCTATCGCTGGGGCACAAGCGGAATTGGAGAAGACCCGGAGCGAGACGGCGAAAAACATGGCTTCGGCGCAAAAGCTCCTAGCCGACGCCGGTCAAGCTGGAAATAATACTGGCGAAACCGGTCCATCAGAGATTGACATCGCCACGGCTCTAGCTGATATTCGCGCTAAGAATGCTTCGGCAGAGAAGACTAAGGCAGATACGCTCGTATCGATCGCAACAGCGGACCAAATACGAACAACCACAGGTCTTGCCCCTGTAGAGATGTCTTATCAGATGGCCGAAGATCAGCTTAACCGCAAAGAGCGGCTAGTTATTCATCAAGATACGATGGCTAATAATGCTGTCTCTCATGCGCTTAAAGCAAAACAATTAAGTGACGCCAACTCAAGGGCGAATACGCAGAAATAGAGACGCCATCTTTAAGGGCGATTATTGTCAGTGCCGCCAACTATAAGGGCGAATGAGGAAATAAAATGGCCGATATTGCAGAAGACATGAATTTGTTTGACAACATTATTTCAGGTGACAAGAACGCTCCTATTGAGCCTACGGTTACTGAAGTAACGCAGCCACAAGAACCGGTTCGTGATGATAAAGGTAAGTTTGCAAAAGCAGATGAGCCCACAACTGAAGCGCCGGTAGATTCGACAACGCAGCAGCCAAATGCAGAACCTGAACGGGTACCTGTTGCGGCTGTGCAAGATGAACGCAGGAAGCGACAGGAAGCGGAACGCCGCGCCCAGGCTCTTGAGGAACAGCTTGCAACGTTGACGAAGACGACGAACGTACAACAGCCTGTAGTACAAACGCCGCAGCAACAGTCTCAGCCCGTTACGATTTGGGATGATCCGGATGCTTGGCAACATCAGCAGCTTGCGCCTATTCAGTCTTCCGTAGCTGAAGTGCGCGAAATGATGATGGAAATGCAGGCAATGCAGCGCCACGGCGCTGATGTCTTGGGGGCTGCAAAAGAAGCAGCGCAAGCATTGGCAGGAAAGCCGGAAGGTGTTGCGCTCTATCAAGAGATAATGTCTCGTGGTGGAAATCCGTTCGATAGTCTTGTGGCTTGGCATAAGCAACAGCAGGTACTTGCGCGTGTAGGGCCAGACCCTGAAGCGTTTATAGCTGCTGAACGCGAAAAGATGTTGACAGACCCGGCATTCCTTGCACAAGCGCTGGAACGGGCAAAAGCAAGTGCAGCGTCTAATGTAAATACTCGGTCGAGCGCCCCGCGTGTAAGCCTACCGTCACTTTCGAATATCCCCGCAACAGGTGGTGGAAACGCCACAGCGGAGCCAGCAAGCGACGAGGCTTTATTTAATTCAATCGCATCAGCCCGACGAAAATAATCATCGGGCTAATAACCCGGAGACCTAAGTAAATGGCACTGACAGTTAATCACCCAAATAATGAACTTATTAAATTTCGAACTGATGTTGCGCTAGACTTCCTTCGCCGTTCGCGTTTCGACCCCTATATGGGCAATGATAGCACCTCTATTATCGTCCGCATGGCCGATCTTGAGGCAGACGGTAAGGAAATTCGTATTCCGCTCGTTACGCAGCTTTCCGGCGACGGCGTTGGCGCTGGTACCCTTCGCGGTAACGAAGAGCAGATTGACAGCTACGGTATGCCTATGTGGGCAGATTGGGCACGTAATGCCGTCGCTAACAACCGCGCCGTCAATAAGGAAAGCTCTTTCTCGATCCGTTCTACGGCTCGTCAGCTTCTTCGCAATTGGGCAAAGCGCATTGTGCGTGATGACCTTACCGACGCTCTGCTTTCTATCCCCACATCGACTATCCAGGCAAATCGCTTTCAAGCACCGGGCAACCGTGTTAACGGCGTCAAGTGGTCGCTTGCCACGACTGCGCAGAAGAACGCTTGGACAACTGCGAATTATGACCGCGTTGTGTTCGGTAGCTTGATTTCCAACTATTCGACCACTTTCGCTACCGCTGTTGCCAACGTCAATAACACGACTGGTAAAATGACGGCTGCTGTTGGCTCGCTCCTGAAAGCGCAGGCAAAACAGTCCGGTGTTGATCCGAACAACCCCGGCGTTTACAACGGTCGTCCGAAGATTACGCCTTGGCAGCTCGAAGATGACGATCAAGAATGGTACGTCTGCTTCCTTGGCTCTCGCGCCTTCCGCGATCTTCAAGCGGACCCGGTTATGTATCAGGCTAACCGTGATGCTCGCGAACGTGAAAGCAACCCGACCAGCAACAACCCGATCTTTACGGGCGGCGAGCTGATCTTTGACGGTATCATCTACAAGGAAATTCCGGAAATTACGCAGCGTCTTCTCCTGAAGGGTGTAGGTTCTGGCGGTATCGATATCGAGCCGATCTTTCTTTGTGGGCAGGGTGCTATGGCTTACGTCATGGGCCAGATGCCGCGCCCGACGCAGCTTGAAGACGGCGACTACGAATTCGTTACCGGTATGGGTATTGAAGCGCAATACGGCGTCGGTAAGATTGCTAAGGCGCCGCTCGCTATTGGCGCTGCCGCTACCGCAGGTGATCTTGTCGATTGGGGCATGGTTACGGGCTTTGTCGCTGGCGTTGCTAACGCCTAATTGTAACGGAGCCGTTAATAGCGGCTCCGCTTTTCTTTCAATCTAATTAGGAGAGTTAGCAAATGGCAACTCGTATTGGTTATCGTCAGCCGCAGGTTGGCGCTCAGGGTTTCGCTCGTACTCGAAAGACTATTGGCGGTGTTGTTGCACTGCTTACTACGGATGAAGTAACAGGTAATGCTGTTGCTCTTGTTCGTACACCGAAGGGCTTTACTGTTGAAAGCCTCTATCTTGCTCTTGATGATATCGATAGCAACGGTACCTCTACTGTTGCTGTTACTGTAGGTGACGCAGCTTCAGCGAACCGTCTGATTGCATCAACTAATATCGGTCAAGCAGGTGGTAGCACAACCACTCTCGCTTCAACTGGTTTGTATTATAAATACACGGTTGAGACCGATATTCTTTTGACATTCGTTACCGGCTCTGCAACTCCTGCTATCGGTAATGCTACGTTCTATCTTAGCGGCTTTACCGAATAACATATAGATGGCACCTCTGCATTCGTGTACGTGCCATTCTTCGTTACATATAATGGAGTGATAAATGGCAAAGGTTAATGTAACATATAATGCCCCGGAAGATGATAGTCCGGTTGTGATTACAGGCGGTAAACGTTTCTTTGACGGTCAATCGCTCGAACTTGATACCGATACGCATGGCGAGCTTATCGAGCGTTTGCGCGGTAATCAACATTTCATGGTTGAAGACGTTGCTGTTGACGCAGTGCAGCTTACGTCAGGTACTGGCGACGGATGGAATAGTTAATAGGAGTTGAGCAATGCCCACAAGGAACGATCTAATAAATGCTTCGTTGGTATTGCTCAATGCTATTGCAGCGGGGCAGACGCCAGCGCTCGAAGATGTTCAGACTATCGACAGTACACTTGACGGGCTGCTTGATGAGGCTGGAATTGTTGTCGAGAATTATTTCAACGCCGACGATACGATTGATGAAAAATATCTGAACCCTCTCGCAATTATCATTGCTAATGAGAACGCGCCGGGGTTTGGTCAACCGCAAAATGATGCTTCTCGCGCTAGAGCTATTGCACGGTTGCGGTATATGAACCAATCGAATTATGAAGGTCAACCGCAGAACGTGAGTTACTATTAATGGTTGATATCGTATTCCCAAATAGCACTAGCCCCGGAAACCGCCCCGCCGAAAGTTCGGGGCGTTTGATTAATTGCTTTGCTGCAAAGCTTGATGATGGCGCTCGAAATTCGTATGCACGCCGCCGTTCCCCTGGGCTTGCGCTTATTGTGGACACAACTATCCAGATTGGGCGCGGTGCACATTTCTATAATGGTGTTCTATACGTTGCGCAAAAGGATGAATTATCGAAAGTCTACATTGACGGTATTACGGGTAATTTCGTAACGTCTATTTTAGGTTCGCTTCCGGGCGAAAAGCGCGTAACATTCGCTCGAAATAATAAGGCCCCTATTCCTGATATCCTTTGCGTTACCGAGAATGATGTTTACATTATAACGGACAGCGCACCTCCTACAACTCTTGGTGCTGGAGATTTGCCGCAGCCATTGTCTGTTACATTCATTGATGGGTATTTCGTATTTCCTATCCGTGATGGGCGTTTCTTCTTTTCTGGTATTAACGATACGACGATTAATGCACTGGATTTCGGTAAAGCCGAAAGCCGCCCAGGCGGCTTGTTTAATGCCGTTACATATGGTGAGCAATTACTACTAGGTGGCCCATCTACTATTGAGGTGTGGAGCAACGCGGGTAATGCTACCGGTTCGCCGTTCTCGCGCACGACTGTTATCCAAAAGGGTCTTGCATCGACATTTGCTGTTGCCGGATTTGAGGAAGGTTTTTCGACCATTGTATTTGTTGGTGATGATAACGCGGTTTATCGTCTAGACGGCGGCTACCAGCCAACACGCATTAGTAACGACGATCTAGACCAATTGATTGCTGAGACAGCGGATAAAACGCAGCTCGACGTAAATGTTCACGTCACCCTTGGTCGTATGTGGGCAACAATCACCGGCCCGAAGTTCTCGTGGACCTATGACATTGGCGCGGGCCTCTGGCATGAGCGCAAGAGCTATCTATGGCCGAATTGGCGAGCCATAGTGTCGATCAAGGCATTCAATGGGGATTGGATAGCCCTAGACCGCGAAAACGGCTCCGTGTGGCGCATAGACGGCTCCGTGCTGAAGGAAGGGACCGCGCCCCTGGTTATGGTCGCGCAATCTCTGCCGATGGCACAATTCCCCAATCGAGCGCTCTTTCCGCGTGCCGATTTCGATATCATTGTAGGGCAGGCTAAAGTAGCGGGTGAGCAGCCTATAGACACAGACCCGGTTTGTCTTATAAGGTGGTCGGATGATGGAGGCGTTTCGTGGAGTGA